AATATTACATGTCTCGCCGTACATTTCCATACATGGAATTTGTACTTGTACTGGACGTGAATCTGTTTCGCCTTTAACACCTGCGAACGGAAGTTTGATCATCAAACGTTCTGCCCAGAAAAAATCATTTTTCTCGTTGCCATCAGGTAAGAAACGCATAGTTGCGGTATTTCCTTCTGACATATTCCAAAATGGGTAAATTGCGTTATCGCCACCGCTGCTAGTATTGCCGCTTGTACGATTCTCTTGTTCTTTGAGCTTTGCTCGAATTTCTGCTAATGATGCCATAGTTATGCCTCCTTATTTGTTGCCTATGTGCTTGTGCCTAAATGTGTAGCACATTTATAATACTACACAATGTTATTTATCTTGTCAACCATTAATTGCCAAGATTATGAACAAGTTAGCAGATTATCTTAAACCTGCTAACTCTCTCATTCTGTTATACTCTTGTGTATCCAACTGCTGTGGTTGTGTACGCATCTGATACTCTTCAAAAGTTTGATTAACTTGTTCGATAAACGCCTTAGCAGGTTCTATGAACTGCTCGCCGTAATCCTTTTCTACCATGGTTAATACGGCAGTTTCGCCTTTTGGAAACTTGCCTGTTTCTCTGTCATAATATGATAATATGAATTCGCCTAATGGTGTCTTATCGTCCTTTTCAAGGGTAATTTCGTCACCGTCTGGGCCTTTGATTTTATCGCCTGGCTTTTTGCCCTTGGCTTTAGCTGCTGCTACAGCACCCGAATATGCATTGCCTTCATCTATTCCCATATTAGCTAATAACTCAGGTATAAATTCTTCAGGATCTGTTTCTCCATCATTAAATGTTTTACCTGCTTCTGTTGCAAGTTGTTCTAATTCACCGTATAAAAAGTCGCCTATTGGTCCGCCTTTTTTCATCAGATCCATTACCATTTGTTCCGGATCATCTGCATTTGCAATTATATCTATAACAGCCTTTGTGCCGCTTTCATTTGTGCTTTCGTCTTTTGGATCTTCCATTACATCTCTAATATAAACCATTAATGGATATAATGCATTTACAATTTGATTGCCAAAACGTGCATTCTCACCGCTGCCTGGCTTAGTTTCTAATGTCTTTGCATAACCTCTTAGCTGCATAACAGGTTCTAATACTGCTTTTAGCTTAGGTTCATTCATACCACTGATGCCTAGTCTAGCATCCATCCAGTTATAAACATCATAAACATCACTTACATATTCGTTTGCTAAGTTGCCTTCGTAAGTGTCTCTGCCTGTTTCAATCTTTTTACCAATACCACGCAATCTTGCTAGTGCTTCTACAGCATCTTTGCGTGTTTTGATGTATGCTTCTTCTAGCTCATCTTCTGATTCGCCGAACTGTCCCATCATACGATCAAAGCCTTGTTCTAGTGCAATCTCTTCTTTGGTTTTACCTTTACCAGTTGGAACACATACATCTTTACCGTCTTCTGTACCTGCATATCTGTATCCGTCCCAGCATTCTTTACCGTCTTTGCCTTTGATTTTTTCTTCTAAATCATCTGGGCCTAGTTCTTTAGCCTTTGTGCCTTCTTTTACTAGATTGTAAATGTATGGGAAGATATCTTGTAGTTCTTCGTTAAACTGTTTGATAGTTAATTCGTCAATCCAATTTTCAGCAACATCACTCGGAACATCTTCTAGTACTGGGGGATTAAATGTTTCAAATGCTTCTTTGTAATATGCTGGCTTTTGTAATGACGCTATTTCTTTTTTGACTGTAGCAATACGCTCTTTAACAATATCTGTATATCCTGCTAGGCTTTCTGCCATTACAGCTGAACGGCTCATATAGTTTTTGAACTTGCGTAGTTTTGCCATTTCTTCTGATAGGCCTACAATATGCTTACCAAAATCGTCATAGGCATTTCCGCCTTCTGCTACGTGACGTGCCATTGCTCTTGCACCTGTTAGATGCTTGTAAGGATATTTGAATCTTTCACCTTCTGGTGATTCAATATAGATTTTTCCAATCTTTTGAGTTCTGCCTGTGGCACTTTCTTGATTAATATTTTCTGTATGCTTAATCATAATACGTGCTTCGCCAACCTTTTGATAGCTTACACGGCTTGTGCCATATAGTTTTGATTCTGTCATTTTATCGTCCCCAGAGCGATTTGCTAAAAAATTATAATCTCTCTTTGTTAAATTAGTTTTTGTAATATCTCTAATGCTAAAATCTAACATTCTTTTTTTGCTGAACGTTCTAAGTTCTTTTAAAAAATTAAACCACTGTTTTTTTGATATATCATCTTGATTTTCTACAATATCTTTTGAATATATAACTTTTAATCCTTCGTCTTCAGAAATGCTAATACTTACTTTGCCTATCTTATTTCCGTCGTTAGAATAGCTAAAATCAAAAAATCTAGCATCTTTTGGTTCATTAGTTACTGTACCACTTTCGTCACCTATAGTGATATCGTTGAAACGGCTGCGTAATTTATTGAAAAGATCTTCACTTATGTTGTTCATTTTGCGCATAAAGTATTTATCAATAGTTAGTGCTAATGAAGATTGGCATTGGTGCTTCGTAATCTTCTAAGTCTTCGGTTTGTGTAAACGTATTGTAAACTCTAGGATCCCAATCTTTTAAAACATCCATCATCCTTAGAGATAATAAAGTTGCACTGATTAGGTCGTCAGTCATTCCTGACTTTGCTTGATAGCTTGAACCAGTAGCAACATAACCTTTTAGTTCGGATATAAACGGCTTTGAATGCACAATCATTTTATCATTTTCTATCATTGTTTTGAGCCTAGAACAGGCCGTAACTTTGGTGCTGTGTGTTGTGTTAAACCCTTTACGAAACTTCCTGACATGACCTTTACGTATCGGTTCAGATACAAACAGGCCTGGTATATTTTCTTCCCCAAAATCGTTTATAACGATTAGTGCTGCCTCACCTAAACCATTGTTCTCTACACTCCAATATATCCCTGTCGGATTTTTGGTACATTCTTCAATATACCTACATATGTCTGCAAGGACCCTTATTTGTCCTGGGATTGCTGTTTGATTGTGCTGCCATTCTGCAACTTGTTCATATGTAGGCAATTCAAATACTTGTATAGCAGCATAGTCGCCGCCGGTGCCCATACTAGGATCTAGTGCGACACAATATGTGTATTGACTGGTAGGCTTTTTGTACCAGCGTGTTTGTCCCATATTTAATATCGGACTTCCGCCTTCCATTGCTGACAGTTTGATCGAATTTATTAGAGTTTCGTCAAATACCAAAAATTCACAGCCGTATTCACGTCTAAACTTTTCTTCTCCGATTCTACCGATTTCGTCTTCTTTCCATTTTTCGTCTCTGTCAGGGTGTTCGTGCCACTCTGCTCTAAATGCGTGAAATCCGTTAATGCCTAGCTCTTGTTCGTTGCCGTAAGAATCAAACTTTTCTTCTGCTTGTTTCCAAATAGTAGCAAATGTATCTTCGTCTGAGTTTGGCGTACTTGTAATTATAGCACGACCACCTGTAGCTAGCGTAGGTGATATTGAAGTCCAAAACTCTTCCGCAATGTTTGGTTGCACAAACGCAAACTCGTCACAGTATAGTAATGAAATAGACATACCACGTCCTGTGTTGCCTGTTGTTGTTTGCGAAACTATTCTACTACCATTTTCAAACTCAATGCTACCTTTGTTGTAACTAGTAACACCTGCTCGTATATGATCTGGACAAGTTTCATAAACATACCGTATACGTGCCATGATCTCCTGTGCACCTGTGTATTTGTGTGCAGCAATTAGTATAGTTTGATCAGGATGAAACATTGCATACCATGCTAGATAGATACTAGCACAGGTTGTTTTACCTGTTTGTCTAGGCATCATATTGATGTTAAAGCGATAGTTGTGATAACTGTGCATTAATCGTAGTTGATATTCGTATGGATCAAACAATAACTTACCTTTTACAGGATGCTGTATGTAGGCAAATTGCTTTGCAAAGTGTAAATATCCTTCGTCAGGATCCATGCACTTTAACAGATCCTGTATTTGTTCTTCTGTATATGTTTCTTTGGTGTTAGCTTTTTTTGTTAATACACCATCTAAACTTTTACTCATATAAGTACTTATCTCTCAATATTCTAGATATAAATTTATTTGCAATGTGTCGATGACCGTCTGCTAATGGGTGGCCGCCGCGACCAATTTCATGATTTGTAGATACACATTCGTCTGCCATATTCCAACCGACATTATTATCAAGCCATACATTTTCTGACCAATCTATATTTTTATAAATAGGAAGACTTTTTGCAAATTCTAATTTTTTGCTTTCTATAAAAGGATTATTTACAGCAAAACTCATTATGCATGGTATGTTTTTTGCTTTACAAATTTGTTGAATTTGTAAAATCTGATTCAAAAATTCATATACAATATGCTGAGTTGTTCTCACATATGCTGAATATTGTAATAGAATCTTGTTAGTAGGCATAATATGTGGATTGTTATACTTACGTGAATATTCTTTTGCAGCAGGTGTTTTGCCTGTTTTTTTACATAAGCGATTTATTAATATTCTTCGCCATCCGTCTTTGTCTTCACCAGAATCAATGTTGCCTACATAGTGTTCATATCTGGACAAATCTGTCCACATTATTGAAACTAACTTAATATTATCATAGGTTGCTAACGATTCAAATGTAGTTCTTACAATTCGTTGATTACTTGCTCCTCCTATTGCATCATTAACCTCTTGTTGGTTAAAATGATTACAAATAATAGCAGAATACCTTTGATGGTATACATCATCTAATTCCAATCCGTAAGTAAAACTATCGCCGTTAAAATATAACATATTTTATTTACTCAAAAAAATAGGGCCTGCAGGCCCTATTTGATGTAACCCCACCGTAGATTATTTTTTAGCTTTTTTATCTTTAATAGCTTTTTTCATTGGCTCTTTTTTGTCGCCGTCTTTATCCATATCTAAAAAGTCTGGCTTTGCTTTCTTTTCACTTAGTGCTGCCATTAGCTGTGCTTTGATAGCTTCAACGGCCATTGCATTGTCACCGTCTTGTGCTTTAGCATATGCTTTCTTTTCACGGTTAAGACCACCGCTTAAATCTTTAGTCATATACTTATGGTCTTGATATTCTGGATCAGGCTCATTATCGTAACCTTCATCCATATCGTCCATATAATCTTCAATGTATTCTTGAGCTCGTGCCATTACCATATCAAACTTATCACTGCCGCCATCTTGATCAGCCATAGCATCTGCCATTTCTCCAGCA